GCAACGCTGCCGGGGCAGGCGATGACGCGTTTGGCGGTCGAACCGCCGACTATCTTACTATGCTGCATACTGAACCTTCCTTTACTGTTTGAGCGGCCATAATACATACAACAAAATTTGATGCAAGCCTTGAAATGCAAAAAATTTTGTAGTAGCCCCCTCGCATGACTGAGAAAGAGATAGAGCGGTATTTCTGTAAACGTGTGCGGGCGGCGGGCGGCTACGCCTATAAGTTCCGCAGCATCACGCAGATCGGCGTCGCCGACCGCATCGCCTGTATGCCCAACGGTGAGGCATGGTTCGTGGAACTGAAGCAGCCTAACGGTAGGCTGTCTGCGTTGCAGCGTATCTTTTCTGATGAGATGGCGCACACCAAGCAGCACTACGCCTGCCTGTGGTCAAAGGACGAAGTTGATGAGTGGGTGGAAAGGTTCAAAACATGACGGATGATTGGGACAATATACGGAATGTATGGGGCTACTGCGATGGGCATCTTTACTGGAAGATAAAGGCTGGACGCGGCATATCTGTAAAGCGTCCGGGCGACGCGGTCGCGCCTGTGCCTGACCCATTAGGGTATTGCTATGTTACTTGGCAGCGCAAACATTACGCAGTTCACCGCGTCGTATTTTTGCTGGTGCATGGCTATCTGCCGGAATGTATCGACCATATTGACGGCAACCCTAGCAACAACGCAGCGGAAAATCTTAGACCAGCTACACGGCTGCAAAATCAATTTAACCGACGCACTAACATTCGCAGCAAAACAGGTATTAAAAACGTCACGCCGCACCAAGGCAAATGGCAAGTCCGTTTTTCAATCGACCGCAAAACGCGCCATTACGGTTGCTACGAAACAATAGAGGAAGCAACGGCGGTAGCAGCAAAAATTCGGCGAGAACTTCACGGTGAGTATGCCCGCCATGCTTAAACCGCGTCCGTATCAGGTAGAGGCCGCAAATTTTCTTTACGAACGCGACAGGGCTATGATCCTTGCGCCTGTTGGTGCAGGCAAAACGATGATAACTCTACTTGCAATGCAATGGATGTTAGAGGACGGCCATGTCAAACGCTGGCTGGTGGTGGCGCCGAAGCGCGTCTGCACGGACGTGTGGCCTGTCGAAGCACCCAAGTGGTCTGGCGTCGCTCCTGCGCTGGCTGTCGGCACGCCAGTGCAAAGGGTGGATGCGTTGCAGAGCGACGCCAGTGTGGTCGTCATTAACTATGACAACCTAGATAAGCTAGAGGATTTATCCAGCTTCGACGGAATTGTGTTCGACGAACTGACACGGCTGAAGAACCCCAGCGGCAAACGCTTCAAGGCGCTGGACAAGCTGCTGGCTAACGTCAAGGTGCGTTGGGGATTAACCGGATCGTTCACGTCGAACGGGCTGGAGGATGTCTTCGGCCAGTGCAAGATCATTGACCAGACGTTGTTGGGCCGTGCCAAGGGCGCGTTCATGCAGCAGTATTTCATCTGCACCAACCGCGACTTCGGCCAGTGGGTTCCCGCAGCCGGCGCGTTAGAGCAAGTCATGCAGCGCATCCGCCCTGCTACGTTCGTGCTGGAGCCGGGCGAGTACAAGGACAAGCTGCCGCCATGTCATGTTAATGAAGTGCGGGTTTCGCTAACAAATCGTAAACCATATGACGAGATGAAGCGGGAATATGTAACACGTTTCGGCGACGACCAGATCGTAGCGCAGAATGCCGCGTCGGTGACGACCAAGCTGCAACAGATGGCGTCCGGCTTTGTCTACAACCGCGACGCTGGCACGCCGTCCATCTGGTTCAGCAGCCACAAGTTCGACCGGCTGGAAGAACTGCTGGCCGAGAACCAGCGTGCGAATACCATCGTCGCGTACACTTATCAGGAAGAGTTGGCAGAACTGAAGCGCCGCTTCCCGCACGCAAAGACGATGGACGACCCCAACGTCATCGAACACTGGAACGCAGGGCAGGTCGAACTGCTGTTGGCCCACCCTAAGTCGGCAGGGCATGGCCTGAACCTACAGCATGGTGGATGCCACATGGTGTTCCTGTCGCTGCCGTGGTCGCTGGAATTGTACGAACAGACAATCGGGCGCCTGCACCGCAGCGGCCAGACGAAAGATGTCTGGGTCTATGTGATGTTAACCGAAAAGAGTATTGACGAACGTATATGGGCGTCGCTGCACGACAAGCGTGCGGTGTCCGACATAGCATTAGAGGAATTGAAAGATGCGAACTAAGTTTTTTCCTTACGTCTGCCGTTATGTTAACGGCGAAGGCGCATGGCTGTCCGCCTATTATGATAAAGATTTTGATAAGCGGCCAGCCGGCATGATGATTAAAGGCGGTGGGGTTAAAGAAGGCGATGAAATCTCTATCGCGTTTCTTGAACAGCCGGCAACGGCTAGGCAAATTGTAGGACTTGATAAATGAGTAAGCTAAACTGGCGGTCGATGATCGCCGTGCTGTCCGACCTTACGGAAGCCCAACTAAAAGATGCGCTGGACGTTGAACTGGAGACGCACAAGCGGCCAGCCCTCGCCCGGCGGTTGCATCAGCGTTACTCCGCAATGCGGACGGCGCGGGAGCGTGTCGAGATTATGAAGAGGTTGAAGAAATGATAGACGACAAGAGCGATGCTGGGTCGTGGGCAGAAGCGATGGCGTTCAAGGACGCCGTCAACCCAGACCATTACAAGCGCGGCGGGATTGAAGCTATTGACTACATTGAAGCCAAGCTGTCGCCGGAAGAGTTCGACGGATACTGTCTTGGCAATATGCTGAAATACTTGAGCCGCTTAGGCCATAAGGACGAAGCGGCTCAAGAGATGCGTAAAGCTATTTGGTACGGTGAGCGTTGGTTACAGGCGAGGGACACTCGCGCGCAGGAACGCTAGAGCGCCTGCGGTGAAGGCAGCGTTAGCCGCCGTCATCAAGTCAGTGTCGCCGACCAGATAGCTGGCGGCGGCGGAGAGAACGCCCATTGCAGCCAGAACGTATGTGCGATAACCTTTAAGCATATTAGTTTCCTTTCGGGTAGGACTTCCAAGGCAGTTCCCAATGCGGGCCATCCTTGAACGTCCGCCAATCGCCGCCCCACTGGAGCGGCACTTTTTCAGCCGCCGCAGCGGCCTTCACAATCTTGGCTAACCGATGGTAGAGCGGCCAGTCCCAAGATACTTTACCGTCAATCAGCGGTGCTAAATCGACAGCGTGTCCTGTAATGTGACGCGAGTTCATTGTCTTCGACGCGCCCTGCTTGACCAACTGCGTCTGGCGCGCGACGGTACGCAAGCCTTCTAGCACCGTGAAGTCAAGGTCCGACATTGCAGCCGCCTTCTTGACGACGCGGACAAGGTCTGGATGCACGCCCTCAAGGCGTGACAGTGACCGCGCGCCAAGGACGATGCTCATGCACCAGCCTTTATCAGTATGCCGACTAGCAGCAGAATGATTGTGCCGGCCACAGACATACCTATGGTTTCAAGACGCTTCAACCGCGCACAGATACTCTCGTACCGGAACGCGCAGACCTGTTCGTGCGTGTTGAGTTGTGCTTGGGTCTGGTCGATGGTTGTCATGGGTTAGCGTCTCATACTGTTGCGGGATACCCTGCCGTATATCGGCACAGGGTAACCTTCGGAATAGTCAATGTTTATCAGCGGGTCGCCAGTTTCAGGATCGTATTCTGGAAATTCAAAGTCCGACGGCTGGTTAAACGGACGCACTGCCGTTTGAGCCATTATGTTCTGACGCACAGGCGAGACGCCGCGGCCATACAAAAGCCTGTTTACATAGTCTTCAGTTGACCGCGTCTCCAGCAGGCTCCGCGCGCGGCTTGGCTGTGCCAATGCCGGCACTAACTTTTCCATCACGTTTTCAGACGCTCTCTCAGCTATCTTTTCACCCATTTGCGCCGCAGCTACACCACCGCCCCCGATGCGGGGAACGCTACCAGCTATACGCGCGCCCGCCGTAAAGATGTTGGGCACCGCTGGCTCCAGCATCCCCCCAACCTTAGCTTGCGTGCCTTGGGCAAACCCTAGTTTCTGCGATTGAGACAAATCTTGAAGACCTGTTTGCGCCACGGCCCGCTGCGCTTCAATATCGCGACCCAGTTTTTTAGCTGTAGCCAATACGGGACCTTGCAATTCGGCGTTAATGTCGTACCGCCCCGGCCCAAAAACGCTTTCAACAAAGTCGGGGTCTTGCCCTGCCGCAACTTTAGCAAACCGTGCTTCAGGAAGCGCAGCCAACTTACGCTCAAAAGTTTGGCGTTCAATTTTTTGCATACCTTTAGAAAAGGCGTTTAAATAATCTTTCCATCCGGCGCCGCCTGCCGCTTCAATCGCATCGTCGATAGGTTTTTGAGCGGCGGCTACAAGCTGAGACGTACCTTGCCGTAACGCTTTTGGGTCTGAAGTACCTAAGATGCTAGACACAAAAGAACCCATTTCGCGGCGTGCTAAGTAAAGGCCTTGGGCGTCAATGGTGCCGTTAGACTTAGCCGCGCGCCGTTCCAGATTGTTTGCAAACTCCGACAGTATCCTAAACCGATCAGGGCTGACAAACTGTGCCTTGTCCGCTTCTGCGCGCAGATTAGACACTACTTTTGATATATCTAACTTTTCAAGCCCCTGCGCGCGCAAGTTAGCTGCGACTTCGTCGGCGGAGCGTGCGTCTTCAAGATACTGGCCTATACGGGCGTCAAAGTTCGGGTCATCCATATACCGTGCGGCGGTATCAAGTTCCCTTTGTAATGCGTCGCGCGCCTGCGCGGCTCTCTGTTCGGCAGGCGCAATTTGCAATCGGCCAATATCGGCGGCGCCCAACGCTTCTTCGCGCATAACCCCTGTCTCGTCTTGCAGTTGGCGTTTGCCTGCCGCAATGTTAGCCATGGCGTTTGTTTGTGTTTCGCCGCCGCGAAGACGATCCCGCACAATCTTCTGCGCTGCTGCGCGTTCAGTAGCGACATCCAAAAGTTCGCCGCCACTTTTGCCGGCGGTTGCAACGCGTGTAACCGCCGCAATCTCAGGCGTAAGCAAACCCTTAGATGCTAGGTACTCAGCCGTGCTGGCTTTTATTTTGCTTGGTGCGTTGCTTAACGCGGTAGTTATGGCGTCTGCGTTGCTGCTAACTAACTCACGTAAAATTTCAGCCGCACGCACTTCACCAAGCCGCCCTGCAATCGCGTCAAACGTCTTGCCTGCCCCAAACTTAGCCATGTGACCCAGCACCGGAACCAGTGAACCCGCAGCCGCGGCCTCTAACATATCATTATCTGTTAGCGCGGCGGATGGGAGCGCCGCAAGCGTGCCAGCCACAGCGCGTGTAGCCATACGTTTCCCGCGTCCCGCAA